GTATGCCTTGGTGGCATATTAATAATTAATCTTTTAATTTCACCTTTAGCAAGTTTATCAAACTTATCTGCAATTCTTTTATGGTGAGAGCCTTCTATAAAATCAGGCCAAACATGCTTTACAAAATCCATAAAATTATTTTGTATACCAGCAGTTTTTTTCTTTTCACCATACTGATTAGCTAATAGTGAGAATTGTCTTCTGACATCGGCAGGTAATTTATCAAAGTTTTTTAATTTATCTTTATCTATCATAGCAAAAAATTTTTCCGCAAAATTTTTGCAGAATTTTTTTGGAAACTTAAAAAGTATTTTACAGGTTTAAACGTATGAATCAAGGCATAAAGGGAAAGTCTTGGGACCCCTTTTTGTAAATAAAAAAAACAATTATTTAATTAATTTTAAAATCTGGATGGACCCTGGTACCTCTATGAGTTACCAGGGGACCAGAAAGGCTGGCTCTAGTCTAGTAGAACCATGTATGCTTCAGCATTATTTTTTCTGAAGTAGTTTATATCTTTACGTACTTTTTCCCAAAGCTTTGACGCACCGTAGCCTAACTCTTTGTCCTCTAACGTTGCACCTAATTCATTAATGAATATTCTGTCATGAATGATAGACTCTTCCTTGGTTAACATAATAGATTGACCTGTAAATCTATTCTTACGTTCCTCTGTTTTCTCTGTTGAGTTTTCTCTGTTGCTTCTTGTTATCATATTATACCTTTCTATTAATAGGATTATCCTAGTCTATTTCAGATCGGTTGTCAACCCTCCTAATATGTGTATAAGAACGTCCCCAATTTGTTTCTTCAGTTACCTTGGCATAGCCTTGGCTCTCTCGTCTGTGTCTGATAAACTCAATCGGTCGACCATGTTCGATGTTATCCATATGATGATCTAGCCATTCACTTTCGCAACGAGTACTGCAAAAGTATTTACCTCTCTTGCAATACATATCACTTTGCTCTAGATTAAATATTGCATAACGACCTCGGACCACACCTCTAGATTTTAGAAATCTATCTTGTGTTGTCTTTTCATGGCAACTTGGTCCTTGGCAAAAATGTTTATTTGGCATTAAAACCCCTCTCTATTATTTGGCAACATAAAGAAGAATTTAACTCCAAATGTAGTTGCTATTGCTAAACCTATCCACATATCAATGTGGATAGCAATTACTACACCTAAAAAACACATTGCAAAATGCAATGCAAAGTAAATTGCATATAACATTAGTACCTCACAGTCCATGATTTCTTGGCAGTTCTATATCCCTCTTGGTCTAGGTCAAAGTAAGTGTACAATGCCTCGCCAATTTTAGAAGTCCAGAACCTTGACTTGTCGTCATGTTTGCCTCGTCTTGTTATGTGTCTTTGATCTTTGTTAGAATAATAAGTTATTCTAAATTGTCTATCTGTTATCATATTATACCTTTCTAGTTAATAGGACTATCCTATAGTAAGATAGTCCTATTGTCAATACTTAATTTAAACTTTCTTCGTATTGTTTTCTTGCCAATATCTTCGCCTCTCTTGATTGATTTTTATTCTTCATACCTTTAATCATACTTGCTAGATTACTAGGATTGTAGATTGTTAGACCTGTTGAGTTAGTTCTAATTAATTCTGCCTCATCAACTTGTATTCCAAGTTCAGTAGCAAGTTCAATTCCCTCAC